CCGTTGTAAACGATGTAAATGGTAAGAAGGTAATTAACTTTAGTATTGCACATACTGAAAAATACAAGGACAAAAACAATGAACAACACGAAAAAACAACTTGGGTTGATTGTTCAAATTGGACTGACAAAACTGCAATTGCAACATATTTAAAAAAAGGAACACAAGTTTATGTTGAAGGAACTCCAGATACTAAAGCGTATTTAACAAAAGACAATACTGCTGGAAGTACGTTAACTGTAAGAGTATCAAATATTCAATTATTAGGTAATCCATTAGGTGAAAAAGCAGAATCTAAAAAAGAATTTGCAGTAAATCAACAAGAACACGAATCGCATCCAACAGATGATTCTTCATTACCATTTTAGTAAACAACCCCTCGTTGGGCGATAACGTTAAGCGCAAATTTAAAAACAATTAAAACAAAAATTATGAAACAATTATTCCAGTATGCAGTTATTTTTCACCAATACGACAAAGATGGTGATTACACAGATTCAAAAGTAATTATTGAACCCAAGATTGCTCTTGCTAAAAGCGAGAAAGATTTAGTATTTAAAATTACAAGAGAAATACCAGATGAGTATGCAGAATCAGCATATAACGTTCAAATTATTGTGCGAAATTTTTAAATGTCCCAAGTCAAAGTGGATTTACTTTAACAAGTAGTGGCTTTGGGACTGCATCCACATATAATACTTTAGGGAATGTAGGGATTGGAACTACATCACCAAGTACATCTTATTTTTTATCTGACATAAAATAACCAACTATGAGCCAAAACCAACAAATTGCAAACTACCTAAATAAAGGTCGCAAATTAACCCCTATTGATGCCTTAAACAAGTTCGGATGCTTTAGATTAGCAGCACGAATAGCTGACCTAAGAAACGATGGTATGAACATAAAAACTACCATTATTAAGCTAAAAAACAAGAAACAAGTGGCACAATATTCGGTTAATTGATTATATTTGCAATAGAATGTACGAGATTCTAATACAAAACTTTTTGCCCAAGGAGGCGTTGGTACTCGTACTACCAGCAAATCTGCGGGCTATTTTATTTTTATGAAAAGTAATAGTTACTATTTTAGCCACGATTACAACTCGGCTAATGATACCAAGATTCTATTTTTACGGCATCAACTTGGTATGGAAGGTTATGGCATTTATTGGTTTTTAATTGAGCAATTGGCTAATGCAGGAGGTAAATTGCCATTAGATTTAATACCTGTACTTGCTATGCAGATGCAAACTACCGATGTAAAGGTTAATGGGGTAGTACATAATTTTAATTTATTTTCTATTGAATCTGGCGAGTTTTACTCGGAAAGGTTGCAAAATCATTTAGCTTTAAGGCAAAATCTAAGCGAAAAAGGTAAATTAGGTGCTGCTAATAGATGGAAAAATGGGGGGGCTATTGGGGATGCCATTGGGGATGGTAATGCAAAGGAAAGAAAAGGAAAGGAAAGAAAAGTAAAAGAAACTAAAGTAAAGGTTAGTAGGCAAACGTTATTTAGTGAAACGCAATTTTTAGATATAGAAATATTTAAAGCAGCTTTTATTGGAACTCAATATGAAGAAGCTAATTTTGCATACTACCACGAAGTAATTAAAAATTGGTCTGATTCTAAAGGCGAAAAGAAACTTGATTGGATAGCCACCGCAAAAAATTGGATGGCAAGAGATTTAAAGGAAGGCAAATTTGTTCACATAAACTACAAACCAAATGCAACAGGAATTAGCAACAATCACAAACCAAATTTTAGTGAAAGAGAATGGGATGCCCTTAGAAATTTACACTAAATTAGATAACGATGAATTAATGGTTGCAGTTGCATTAGAAACGATGAGTATCGGAAGATGCTCACCTATTGAGGTTAAAGAACACCTTAAAACCTGTATTGCTTTAAGCGGATGTCAAACTCCTACTATTGAGTTGTTCCAGTTTCTTTGCGAATTTGTTATTAAGAATTACGGAAATTATAAACTAAAGGAACTTGGTGTAGCTTTTGAACTTTACGCAATGGGCAAATTATCAGTTGACAAAGCGATTATGTTTACCCCTAAATTCTTTGGCGATGTGATGGCAGCTTATAAACCGATAGCTTTACAAGTAAGACAAAAGACCTATATAGAACCACAACCAGTAGAAATACCTAAAATACAAGATGATGAAGTTATTGAGGCATTGTACGAAAATTGGGAGAAGTCGGCTAAAAGAGGATGGGAGTTGCTTAATACGATGGCTTTTGACATACTATGGAAACGAAAGGAACTGAACAAAGAAAACATAAGTCAAGAGAAAGCAGACCAGATAAAGAAAAAAATTATAGCACATTATAAGGTACAGGCTAAAACACCTAAAGACTTGGAGAAATTAAATAATGAATTATTTATCAAAAATGAGTGCAAAAGATATACTTTGTACCTATTTTTACAAAACAAATTATAGCCACCTCAAGAAATTATATATTTAATAACAAGATAGTGATTTGGGGAACTTGGGGTGGTTTTTTAAACTTATGAAAACACTAACATTTATTTACGAATTAGTAAAGTTTATGCTATTTAGCGTTCCATTAGCTTGTTGCATTTATTTAACTGCACACTTGTACTTTGAATTAAAACGATTATTGAGATGACAGGAATAGACAACAACATAGAGGTTAGACTGATTTATTTAGATACAAAAGAGGAAGTAGAGTTTAGATCAATAGCAAAGGCAATAAGGTTTTTAGGAACTGATTACAAAACCATAATGACTTATATGAACCCAATAAACAAAAAACGATACAAGTATAAAGAAAGACTTTGTGTTGTCAGATTGAAAAAGTAATTGTAAATTTGTAGTGGATGTGAGATATCCAATATTTGTACTTATTAGGCTTGATAATGATGCGTAATCTCACTATGCTGATTTTGATAGCCTTTTTTATTTTATGAAAGAAATTTGGGAAGATGCCAAAGGTTATGAAGAATACTTAAAAGTATCTAATTTAGGAAATGTAATAAGAAAAAATAGAATTTGGGTAACAGGTAAGTCTACAAAAAGAACATATCAATCTAAAATAATAAATCCATCAATTATGAATGGATATTGTTATGTAAGTGTTTGTCGTAAACAAGTTCTTTTACATAGAATTATAGCAAATACATTTTTACCAAATATTAACAACTTGGCACAAGTAAATCATATAAACGGCATAAAAACTGATAATAGGGTAGAAAATTTAGAGTGGTTAAGTGCGGGAGATAATCAAAGACACGCTTTTAAATTAGGTTTAAAGAAAACAACTAAAAAATTAAATAAATTGATTTTTCAATATGATTTAAATGGTAATTTTGTAAAAAAATGGGAATGTATAACTGATGCACATAAAAAAGGTTTTGAACGTTCTGCAATAATTAGATGTGCAAAAGGCAAACAGTTAACTTCTTATGGATATTTATGGAAATATGAATAAATTAATTACAATACCAAAGTTAACTGCTAAAGCACAAAAGGTATTTAACAAAGCAATTAGGGAAAGGGATAGCCAAGATGGGTACTTTACTTGCATTAGTTGTGGAAGGACATTAACAACAGATCAAATGGATTGCGGTCATTTTGTACCTGTTAAAAATAGTAGCTTTTTAAGATTTAACGAGTATAATTGTTCAGGGGAATGTAAGCGTTGCAATGGATTTGATGAGTTTCATTTAATTGGATATCGTAAAAACCTAATTAACAAAATAGGTCAAGATATGGTAGATTGGTTAGAGGAAAACCAAAGAACAATAAAGAAATGGACAAGAACAGAATTAAACGATTTAATTGATAGATACAAGTAACATATTTGCAACGTGCAAACAAGAGGTAATCGCTGGTTATCCTTGTTTTTCATTTGTCATTGACGGATGTACTCACTATGTATTTGGCGAAACCCAAGAGGAAGCATTTGATTATTTAGCAGATTTAATAAATTTATATGGCAAAAGTAAGCAGCAATAACAAAGTTAGCTTTGGAAAAAGAAAGTGTGGCAAGTACAAAAAGACATCTGGTCCAAAGGATAAGCCAGTAAAACCATACCAAAGACAGGGGCGATGAAAGACACATACGGAAAAAGAAGCTATTTATGTAAATGCGGAAGGCTAACTGAAGACTACGTTTGGGAATCACAATTGCCAAATCACGAAGTAAAATGCTTCCAATGTGCGAAGTCGTTAGGATATAAAAACCTTAAAAAGAAAGAAGTGCCACAATCAGCATCAATACGAACACCAACAAAAAATAGATAATGAACATCAACGAAATCAAACCTAACCAAAGCAATCCAAGAAAGATTAACAAGGATGACTTTGATAAGTTAGTTGAATCAATAAAAGATACACCTAAATTGCTTGAAGCATTACCAATTATAATTGATGAAAATAATATCATTATAAGTGGTCATCAAAGATATAAGGCTTGTTTACAATTAGGCATACAAGATGTACCTGTTAAGTTAATGAGTAATTTAACTGATAAGGAAAGTAAAAAGTTAATGATTATCAGCAACACTCACAATGGAGAATTTGATATGGATATCTTGGCTAATGATGGTTGGGAATTAGCAGATTTAAACGATTGGGCGGTCAATGTTGACTTCTTAGTTCCAACAAATGAAGAACCAAAATCAATAGACAATACCAAAAAAGGAAAGGTTTGCCCTAATTGTGGCTTATCTTTGTAAAAACAATGGAAATACAATGGCTGGAATAGATAACTTAGTACACTTTGAAAAAGGACAATCTGGTAACCCAAATGGTCGACCTAAAGGAGTTCAAAATAGCAAGACTCGTTTACTTAGGTTGCTTGAATTAGTGCAAAAGAGAAGAAACCCAATTACAGGCGAAGACGAAGATTTTACTGTGCTTGAACTAATGGATATGCAAATGATTAGCAAAGCACTAAAGGGAGATCAAAGAGCCTACGAGGCAGTAGTGGATAGATTAGAAGGTAAACCTAAACAAACAACCGACATAACCGCAGACATTAAGGGTAATGTGCAAATCACAATAGAACCAGATGCAGATTGTCAACCAATTAAAGATTAAGGCAACACCTGTCTTCTATGCCAATAAAAAGGCATACGAGGAAGGTTATCCTATAATTTGCAACGAAGGCGGTTCAAGGTCAAGTAAAAGCTATTCAGTTGTCCAATTACTAATCCACATTGCTTTAAGCAAACCAAATACAAGGATTTCGTGCGTTTCTCATTCCTTACCACATATTAAGCGTGGAGTTTATAGGGATTTTAAAGGTATAATGGAGCAATGGAATATTTGGGATGAAAAGGATTTTAGGTACACGGATTTTATTTATACATTTAAAAACGGCTCTTACATTGAGTTATTTGGACTTGAAGACCCTGACAAAGCAAAAGGACCAGCAAGGGATATACTATTCGTAAACGAGGCAAACCTAATTAGTAAGGCTTTGTTTGACCAGTTATTGATAAGAACAACTGGACAAGTATTCTTAGATTGGAATCCAGCCGACTTTATTTCTTGGGTTTATGAGGTAGCGGACAACCCACAAAACAAGCGCATACATTCTACCTACCTAAACAACATCTCAAATCTAAGCGATAGCCAAATAAGAAACATTGAGCAATATAAAGACTTACCTGATGACTTTATGTGGAAGGTTTACGGCTTAGGTGAACGAGGCTCTGCAAAGGAAATTATATACACTCAATGGAAGCAATACGATGAAGCACCAGATGGCGATGTATTTTATGGATTGGATTTTGGTTATGTCCACCCAGCTGCACTCGTTAAGGTTACGCACCACGAGGGACAAAACTACTTTGAAGAAATAGTTTATCAAAGCGGATTAACTCTTAGCGACCTATCAAGATTGATTAAAGAGAAACTACCTGAACGTGCCACAATCTATGCGGATGCTGCCGAACCTAAATCTATTGAGGAACTTTACCGACAAGGATTTAATATTAAACCAGCACAAAAAGATGTATGGGCTGGGATTGTTAAGATGAAATCTTACCCAATAAACTTACACTACAATAGTAAAAACCTAAGAAGGGAGTTTATGTCTTACAAATGGAAAAAGGATAAAAACGATAACGTAATTGAAGAACCAGTTAAGGCAAACGATGACTTAATGGATGCTTGTAGGTATGCCGTATTTACGCATTTAACCAAGCTAAAATTTGAAGTATCTGTTTTTTAGTATAAAATAACTAACTTTGTTTTAAATTCATATATAATGGGATTACTTGACTTTTTTGGTAAAAGACAAAAACTATCTACTGTACTACCACAAATTCCTTTTAACGGACAAGTTGCGATACAACAAGGGATAATAACTTGGCAAGGTGGCGATAACATTAGCTTTGTTAATGATGGTTATGCAGCGAATGATATTGTTTATTCAATCGTTAAATTAATTGCGGATAAAGCAAAACTTGCTCCATTCCACGTTTATAAAGTAGTTGATGAAACATCAGCAAAGAAATATAAAGCGTTAATGAGCCAACCAGATAAGATTGAGAACTGGAAGGACGTTGAGAAGCTACACAAGAAGGCATTTGAATTATACACAGGTGATGCAAGATTAAACGAGTTGTTGAAATATCCTAATGAAGAAGATACCTTTGGCGATTTCGTAGAGGCTTGGTGTACTTTTAAGTTAATCACAGGTAACTCTTTCGTTTACGCAAAGATGATTGAAGGTGGTAACAATAACGGCAAACCTTATGAGATGTACGTTCTACCTTCTCAATATATGTACGTTTTAGCGGACATTCAAAACTTTCCTCCAACTATTAGCGGTTACCAATTGAACTATGGTCCACTTTGGAACTTTACTAAACAAGAGGTACTACAAGATAAATACATAAACTTACAATGGAATACAACTGGGAATCAACTATATGGTCAATCTCCATTGATGGCTGCTGCGAAAAACTTGACTCGTTCCAACGAAGCGAAGACTGCTGCGGTTGCATCTTTCCAGAATGGTGGTCCAGCTGGAGTTCTTTTTATGAATGATGAACGCTTTGATCCTATTAGTGGAACACAACAAGCACAAGCACTTAAAAAGGCGGTGAGTGAGAAAGGTGGTTCTGCTAACTTTAATTCAATTGCGGTTAGTGGTTATAAAGTAGACTGGAAGCAAATCGGATTAAGTCCTGTTGAATTAGACATCATTGAAAGTGAGAAGTGGGATATGAAAGCACTTTGTAATATTTACGGAGTACCAGCGCAACTTTTAAACGATAGCGACAATAAGACTTACAACAACCAAAGAGAAGGCGAGAAAGCATTGACATTACGTTGTGCTATTCCTTTGCTTACAGGTATTAGAGATAACTTAAATAGAAAGCTACATTCTGACTGGGGTTATAGAGGAACGGATATTTATGTCGACTTCGATGCAAGTGTTTATGGCGAATTAGAAGCTAACAAAGCAGAGCAAGTAGAATGGTTAGATAAGGCTTGGTGGATTGCACCTAAGCAAAAGATGGATATAATGGGATTAGAGATTCCACCTTACATAGACGAAAACGAAATGGAAAAACTTTACATCCCTTCAAGTTTACAACCACCTGATAATTTCCAACCTTTAACATTACCAAATGAATAGTCAAGACCTTATTGATTTGTTGTTTGACCTTAAAGTTGAACTGAAAGCTGATCTAACTGAAATAGTAGACGAGGTTTACGCAAAGTACCACGATACTGTAAATATGTCTTTTAGCGAATTAGAGGCTTGGAGCAAGTCGGAGTGTTCAAAGTTAGCATCATTAGACAGAAGTCCAATAAACCGAAATTTGAGGCTCTTAAAGACCAAGAAAGCGGATTGGGGTGCAAACGAGGTAAAGGCTGCTAATAGAACGATAAGTTTTGTAAGTAGAATGAAAAATATGGAGCAAGGCGAACCAGTCAATAAAACTTGTCCATCTAAAAGGGATATATCCTTAAAGAATTGGGCTTTCAATCCTAATAAATGATTTGGCAAGATTATAAAAAACTTTATGCAAATGCATTAAAAACCTATTCGCCAAAGTTCAAGAAAGAACTACAAAGGCAAGTGGATACTTATTGCGATACCCAAGATTTAAACGCAATAAGCGATAAGAAGATAAAGAAGACCATCCAAAACCTTCACATAGCTATGGGGGTGAAGATGGCACAAATTGCGGAAAAGAATGTGTCTAAGTCGGTTAAGGGTTACTATGGACCAGAGGAGTTTAAAAGTAACCAAACTGATTTATTTACTTACCTTATGTTAGCTTATTTAGAACAAAAAGGATTAGATAAAGTAGCTAAGGAAATAACGCAAACAACAAAAAACCAAATTCAACAATACTTAATGAAGTCTGTTGAGGAAGGTTTAACTATGCAAGAAACAATTAAACTATTGAGAACGGCTGGGATAACGGATTACCGAGCAGAAATGATAGCAAGAACAGAAACAGGTAAAGCTGCAAACTATGGTTCAATGATAGGAACGGCTGCAACTGGACTTGTAACTATTAAAGAGTGGATAGCTACAAAAGATGCAAGAACAAGGAGAGTGCCACCAGATTCGTTTGACCATTTTCATATGGATGGAATAAAAGTTGCTTACGATGAAAAATTTAATGTTAAGACTAAGTACGGAGGTTTTGAGCAAATGTTACATCCTTGCGACCCAAGTGGAAGTGCTGGGGATGTTATCAATTGCCGTTGTACGTTAGGCTACGAAGCCGTTAGAGGCGAAGATGGTAAGCCAAAAAGGTTACAAGATAATCCGCCAAGAGGCGATATGGGGTTAGTGTGGAATTTAATAAATAACGTGGCTTTGATGCAAATTTCAAACTTAATAAGAGATTTGTTAGCAGATTAAAAAAAATTAATAACTTTGTTATATGAGTAAAAATTACACACTAAAAAGCGCAGATGGTACAATCATAGATATTGCACCAGAAACAAGAACAGTAAAGGCTTGTTGGTCAAGAATAGGCAACCTTGATTTAGACAATGATATTATTGTTGCTTCTGCATTTACTAAGACAATTGCTGAACGTGGACCATTAGGTAAAAATATGGTTTGGTCTTTAGTTGACCATAGAGCAGATATGGCACATACTTTAGGGAAGCCTAAGGAATTGTACATTGAAGGCGATATGCTTGTAGCGGTTACAGACTTAGTAGAAACAGAGTGTGGCGAAGATGCAATAAAATTGTATGAAGCTGGTTTAATCAATCAACACTCAATTGGTTTTAGTACAATCAAATCAGAATACGATAGTCAAACTGGAGTTCGTACAATCACTGAATTAAAACTTTATGAAGGTTCAGCGGTACTTTGGGGTGCTAACCCAGAAACTCCAACATTAGGATTTAAAGGAGAATATAAGAATACAAAAGAAACTTTATCTTTGCGATTAGAAAACTTGATTAAGGCATTTAGAGGTGGAACATTTTCAGATGACACCTTTGCTTTAATGGAGATTCAAATAAAACAAATACAAGCTGAATTAGTAGCTTTAGAAGTAGCTGAAACTATCACTCAACCCGCAGAAGCAGTTGAGCCGACCAAAGCGGTTGAAGAAGCAAGTAACGAGGAAGTATTAAAGGCAATTAAACAATTTAACAATCTATTTAAAAAGTAAAAATGGAAAATTTAATCAACGAAATGGCAGAGAACCTTAAAGGTTTTCAAGCTAATGCAGAAGCCCAAATTAAAGAGGTGGCTGCACAAGTAACTGTTGTAAAAGACGAGTTACAAAAACAAATTGACGGACAATTAGCTGCACAAAAGAAAGCTGCTAAGAAAGAAGTAAAATTCATCGATGAAGTTATCTTAGAAAAATTAGATGGCAATTTCGATGCAATGGAAAAATCTTTGAAGAACAATGGTAAGTATCGTTTAGATTTATCTGACGTTAAGACTATGACTTTAAGTGGCAACTTAACTGGTGATGCACAAGCATCTTATGCTCCAAATCCAGCTATCCAACCTTCTCAAAGTTTAAACTTCCGTGATTTGATTCCAACTGTAAGAAGCGAAAGCGGTCTTTATGTTTACTATCGTGAGAATAGCGGTTTGACTAACAACATCTCTGCTCAAACAGAAGGTTCTAACAAAGGTGAGAACAACTACTCTTTGACTGAAGTTAAAGTTGTAAATGACTACTTAGCTGGTTTCTCTACTTTCTCTAAGCAAATGTTAAAGTCATTACCTTTTATGACTCAAACTTTACCAAGAATGTTACAAAGAGATTTCTTCAAGGCTGAGAACGCTGCATTCTTCACAACTGTGTCTGGTGCTGCAACAGGTTCTACAACAACTGCTGAAACTAATGATTTGTTACAATTAGTAGATTATATCGCAAACCAAAAGCAAGCAAACTTTGTAGCTTCTTACGCTTTAGTGTCTGAATTACAAATGGCTCGTTTATTGAAAGCAACTATCGCTGCTGGTTACTATGCTGGTTCTGGTAGTGTTATCGTAAACCCTAATGGCGGAATCACAATCTGGGGTGTACCAGTTGTTGCTGCATCTTGGGTAACTGATGACAAAGTATTAATCTTTGATAATAGCTACTTAGAGAGAGTTGAAGTTGAAGGTTTAGCTATCGAGTTCTCTTATGAGAATGGCGAAAACTTCCAAAAGAACTTGGTAACTGCTCGTATTGAGTGTTACGAAGACATTAACTTAATGTTGACTACTTCTGCAATCTACGCTGACTTAGGTAACGTATAGTTCTAAAGGTTTAGTAAATAAATGACCCCTACCAATTCGGTGGGGGTTTTTTATTGGAATAAATTAAGTAATTTTGTAAAAAAAGGATATGTCTTATTCTAATTATATTAATGACTTTAGTGCCGTTCCTATCGCACCAATAGTAGAGCCAGTTACATTATCGGAAGCAAAACTTTATTGTAGAGTTACAACAACCGCTGAAGATAATTTGATTACATTGATGATTACACAAGCAAGAGAAGCCATTGAGGTTGCAACAGGATTGAGTTTGATACCAAAGGACATAACTACTTATTTTAACAACGTGAGTGGTAATTTCGACATTCCATTCGGTCCAATTGACATTGATACGTTTGAATTGTTTGATATGGAGCAAAATGGCATTGAGGTAACAACTCCAAACCTACAATTGATAGGCAATGAGTTCCCTAAGTTAGTTTCTCCAAGATATGCCAATTTAAAGGCTACTTATGAGGCTGGTTACACAACCATACCTAAAGACCTTAAATTAGCTATCTTAGACCAAATCAGCTACGATTACGAGAATAGAGGATTGGATGGTGATTCAGGTATTTGCGAGAAGTCTTGGAAAGCGTGTCAAAGATGGACAAGAATAAGCCCAATATTATAATATGAAGTTAGGTAAAGCAAAAGCAAACTATATTGATGCCAACACGATGACTCGTGAGGTTAAAGTCTATTCATCCACAAGGGTAAGTGATGGTCAAGGTGGCTACACTACAACATTTACCCTACAAGGCACGATTTGGGGTGATTTAAGACCAGATAATCAAGTTCGTTCAGTAGGGGAGTCAGAATTGCAGTTTGACCAAAGAAGCGTACTTTATGTGCGTTATGGGGTTACTATCAACGATTCGTATGAGGTAGAGGTTGAAGGCGATAGATATACGATACATTCTATTAAAAACGTAGAGAACCAAAATAGGTTCTTGGAGTTAATAATTTACAAGTAATGGCTGGGTTTAGCGTTAATTTAAACGGACTTAAAGACATTCAAAATGCTTTAAAAAGTATTGACGGAAAATTAAAGCAAGATGTAGGGGATGAAATAAATGCATCCGCCTTAAAGATATTAACCGATGCTAAAAGACTTGCTCCTGTAAATTTTGGTCAATTAAGAAATCAAATAGCTTTAGTCCAAGAAGGTCAATTAACATTTGGAGTTGAATCAAAGGCATCTTATTCGCCTTATGTAGAATTTGGTACTGGTCCACAAGTAAGTGTTCCATCTGACTTTACATCTTATGCAGCACAATTTAAAGGTAAAAAAGGCGGTAAATTTAAAGACTTTGTTGATGCTTTAACTCTATGGGTAAAGCGTAAAGGTATTGGAGATGGCAAAAATGACAAAGGATTAGCTTTTGTAATTGCAAGGAGTATATTGCTAAAAGGTATGCGTCCTCAACCTTTTTTAATACCTTCGTATGAATCAGAGAAGCCAAAATTAATACAAAGACTAAAAAAATTGTTAGATGTTAAATCCTAATATAGAGATAAAAAAGTGGTTTTATACCAACTTAACAAGTGCAACTTCATTAGTTGTTTACGATGGTTTTGCTCCAGAGGGTGCTGGTAATGAGTATATTGTTTTAACAGGTAGAACATCAACACAAGATCAAGGTAAAGAAGGTTACACAAATAGTATTAGCATCGATGTTGATATTATTACAAAAAATGCTAACTTTGGTTATAAACGTGCTGAAACTATAAGCGACTTAGTCTTGACTGCAATCAATTCGGACACCAATATTACATTGGCAAACGGATTTACGGCATCAAGTTTAAGTGTTGAAAGTGTAAGAAACTTAGACGGCTTAAACCCTTTAGATAACGTTTTTAGAGTATTGATAACTTATAACATAATAATAACTCAAATTTAAAATTAAATAAAATGGCAGAAACAAAAGTAAGCGGTAGAGATTATATTCTCTTAGCTGACATAAACAATGATGGTACATTCAAGCCTGTCGCTTGTTTGACTACAAACTCTTTAACATCAACTAATGACACAATAGATGCAACGTCTAAGTGTGGCAACGAGTACACTCCAGCTCCTTCTTTTTCTCAATCTTTTGATTGCGAAGGTTTTGCGATTGATGAAACAGGAACACCAAGCAAAGATTCTTACCAACAATTATATGCTGCTCACGCTGCTAAAACTTTATTCGCTATAAAAATGGGTAAAGCAACTCCTACTGCTGGCGATATTACTTATGGTGGTGCTGGTTCTTTAGTGTTTATTAGCGATTTCGGTGTAACTGCTGATGATAAGGATGATGTTAAATTTACTGCAACTTTCGTAGTAAGTGTACCACCTATTGCACAAACTGAAACTGTATAATAAATAAAAAACTATGTACGAATTAAAGACGAACAACAACACAATCCACTTAAAGTGGGGTACTTGGGCAATGAAAAGGTTTTGCGAATTAGAGAATAAAAATCTAATGGAGCTAATCGAGGTTTTATCTGGTGGGATTTATGACTTAGATACAATCGTTCATATTGTTCAAGCAGCAGCAGAAAGTGGATGCAAGAGCCTTAAAAAGCCTATTGACTTTGATGAATTTGATGTGTGCGAATGGATAGATGAAGTTGGTGGGTTATCGGCAAAAGATGGACAATTGGTTGAGTTTATGAAATATATGCAAGACTCAATGACTCCAGAACTGAAGCCAGAGAAAGGCACGGATGAAAAAAAAAATTAGGGTTTTATAGTTGGGACTCAATAATTATTCTCGCTATTGAAGTTGGCTTAACGATTAACGAGTTTTGGCAATTGACGTGGCGAGAATTTTTATTATATAAAACGGCTTATCAAAATAAAGAAGTGAGAGAATGGGAAAGGACAAGGATGGTGGCTTATTTGATTTATAAAGTAAATACAAGTGAGAAAAGTCCAAAGAGTTTAAAATCATTTTTCCCTTTACCAAGTGATGAACAAGAAGAAGATAAGCCAAAACTAACCCAAGAGCAATTGGCAAGAACATTAAAGTTGTATGGAGTAAAATAATAAAATGGCACAAGAAACGTTAAAAATTACGATAACCGCAGACAATCAACAAGCGGTTAAAAATATACAAGAAACAGTTACCGCAACTACCAAGTTAGGTACTGCATTTAAAACGTTGCCAAGTACAAGTAACCAAGCAACAAATGCTTTAACAAACTTATCAAGGGTTGCACAAGATGCTCCTTATGGATTTATAGGTATTGCGAATAACTTAAATCCTTTACTTGAATCGTTTCAGAGGTTAAGTAAAGAGGCTGGTGGCTCTGGTGCTGCTTTAAAAGCAATGGCTGGTGGTTTAATGGGTCCAGCTGGTATCGGTTTAGCTTTGGGTGCGGTTTCATCTATCATAGTTGCATTTGGTCCTAAAATAGCTGATTTTATAAGTGGTACAACTGAAGCTGCAAAAGCAGAAGAAAAATTTGCACAAAGTTTAAGAGATGCAAGAGCCGAAGCAAGTGAAACAGGAATAAGATTACAAGCATATTTAGCAATAAGTCAAAATGCAAATGTAAGTGAGGAAAGAAGGGCGGAAGCGTTTAAGGCGGTAATAACTGAATTAAGTAAAGTAAATAAAGCATACGCTTCAACAATTACAACTGTTGACCAAGCAAGAGGTGCGGTTGATCTATATACACAAGCATTAGTTGCACAAGCTATCACAACAAGATATATTGATGAAATAGCTAATAAGACTATTGCTTTAGCTGAAGCAAATAAAAAAATAATACAAACAGGAAGGGAATATTATGCAACATTAGAGTCAACTAAATTGGCTATTAATGGATATGCAGATGCTTCCGTTTATCAAGCAAGTGCAATTAGTAAAGCAAAGGATGCTAATATAGAAGCAAGAAACGAGGCATTAGCACTAAGAAGTGGAATTATAGGATTAAGAACGGAAGTAAATAATTTATATGTAAGTGCATCTAATAATCCATTTTTTAATTTTGTTAAAGGTGCAAATGAAACAACAACTGCAACTGACAAAGCAACTAAAAGTATTGAAAAATTAGGTAAACAAGCAAGAGTTTTAAAGGTTAGTACAACTCAAATAATACAAACCGAAAATGAAATTAAAACACCTTCAACACCTAATAAGTTAAGCAAGGATTTACCAATGTTTGCTCAACAATATACGGCTGAACAAATATTTAAAAATGAAGCTGCATTAAAAGCATACAATGCACAATTGCAATTAGCTAATGGAATTACCGATACAGTTACTCCAGCATTTGAAGCTATGTTTCAAGCTATGGCAAATGGAGAAAACATAGGTAAGGCATTAGAAGAATCATTTAAGCAAATAATTATTCAATTGACTACAATGATTGTTAAGGCTTTAATATTTAAAGCAGTGATGACTGCATTAGGATTGCCAACTATGGGTGGTAGTGGAGGTGGATTTACAAACTTTGTACCAAGTGGTGCAAGTGGTGATGGTGGTGGTGCATTTGTATTACGAGGGCAAGATTTATTATTGGCTACAAATAGAGCGCAAAAGGCATCTAATCTTAAAGGACAAAACATTAGTTTAGCATAATGGCATACGGATTAAGATATACAATAACGCAAGAACTTAGAGATGAAACATCATTAATTGTTAAGATATACGAAAAAAGCTATGTCGGTGCAATTGTTACTCCATATATAGGAACAAACGTTTCTTTAGTTCCAAATGCAGCAAATGAAGACCCAATTGCGATTATTATATCTTCTCAATTAAATGTATCTTTTATTATTTCAAATCAAGAAGATTACGATAATTTTCCTGATTTATTAAACTTTGATGAAACAAAGTATTACGTTGAGTTAGTTATTGATAACAACATTAAATGGAGAGGTTTTTTACTTAATGACTATATTCAAGTTCCATTCACAACAGGCAATCAAGAGGTCAGCATTAATTGTATTGATGGTTTATCATTTCTTAGATACATTTATTATGATGGAGATGTAAACGTAAATTCATTAATTAAATTAATTGATATTATAGGAACTTGTTTAAATGCCTTGCCGTTTGACGATATGATATTTATTTATGCTTGTTGCTCTTATTATGCTGATGGAATGTTTGATAGAGGTGATGCTGGTGCAGATGAACCATTTAGCCAAACATATCAATATAAAAGAGATTTTTATAAGTTAGATTATTATACAATTTTAGAAAATATAATTAAGACTTTTGGTTGCAGATTATTCCAAGCTAATGGGGATTGGTATATTTTACCAATGAATCAACAAGCTGAAACAATATACTATACAAGATATGTTGTTGATGATGTCCCAAGTGTAAGTGGTAATGGTATTTTAACAAACACAATAAACATTCAACCTTATCAAGATGGCAATGTTCATTTTATTAATAATAACCAAACTAAAATAGTTAGAAAGGGTTACCCTACTATTCAATCAACTTTGCCGTATGAATATGCGTCAAATTACATATACAATGGAACTTTTAAATACACAACAGGTTCTGGTTCTTCATTAAGAGCAAATGGGTGGAGTGAATTTGAGGTTGCACCATCAAGAGCAACTTTAGTTGTATTAAATGAAGATCAATCAAATAGATATGAAATCTTTTATTTAGGTGGAAGCACTAATGCTTATATTCAAAATTATTTTGCATTACCAACGGCTTATGAATATTTGCCAAAAATGTATGGCACAAATGCTACATTATCTTTTGAATTACAAGGAGCAAATGCTGGCGATAAAATAAGAGTTTATATAACTGCTTTTATTGGTGGTGTTACTTATTATTTAAGAGATAATAATGTTTGGTCAACTTCAGTAAATCATATAGATATTACTTATAATACATTTAATACTTATATCACAAGTACTATTGATATACCAATGGGGTATTCACAAGCATTAGCTTTAACTATTGAAGGTTTAATAGGTGTTAAATTTGAAGCTACTAATGGTGCAACAGGTGGTTATATTAAAAATGTAAAATTAACACAAGGAGATGCTTCCATCAAAGAAGTTGTTTTAACAAGAAATATTGGTTCTACTTCACAAATAGCAACTGATATTGACATTCCTTATAGTGCAGTATATCCAGAACAAGGAGCATCACCAATAAGAAATAATGTAGGTTTATTATTTAATTCTTCAGGTGTGTTTTTAACTGATTGGTATAGATATGGTTATCCACCAGAAGATTATAGAATGTTGGCTGAATTAATTATGCGTCAATATTCAAACTTATTAAGCAAAAATATTGCCACTTTAGAAGGAGATTTAGGTGCAATAACAGGCACTAATGGGTTTATATATCTTGATAAAACATATACCATTCAAGATTCAAGCACAAACGCTTTGTCTTATAATAACAAAAAGTTTTTGATAAATAGGCTGACATCTAATCCTTATATGGATGAAACAAGTCAAATACAACTTTTAGAGATTACAATGGTTGATAATGATTCAACTGCTACTGTTGATTATATTGGGGATGTTACCATAGAAACTCCAAAAAGATATTTTAATAATGCGTAAATTTGTAATATGGCAGCAGTAATTGGAAAAAACGTAATGCTTTATTGGCATAGAACAGATGTAGACCCAGAGGTAGATGTTGCATTTGCTTGCAGTACAAATTGTACTTTTAATGTAAACGTAGATCAAAAAGAGGTAACAAGCCAAACAAGTGCTTGGTTTAGGGAATATAAGAACGATGTAGCTACTTGGAATGTAACCTGTGATGGGTTGATTACTTTGAGTGGTTTTTCTTATTTGTTTATGTTAGACAAGCAATTGTCAAGAGAGCCAATAGAGATTAAGTTCGTAGTGGATAATGGAGTTGATGGATTAACAATTATTAACGGAATTTGTAATATTTCAAGTTTATCAATAAACGCACCTTATAAAGACGTGGCTACTTACAATGTAAGCCTACAAGGTAGCGGAGCATACAATACAACAGGAACAGAGGTTGACCCAAGCGGAGTTATTATCGTAGGTGCTAACCCAGTAAAGACAAAAGGTTACACGGCAAGTGGTGGCGAAACTTCAATTACATTTGCGGACACAATTGGGTATTCTTGTCTTTACGTTTCAAGAGGTGGTGTAGATGCACAAAACATTTTAATAAGTGGAACTCCAACAGGCGATGATGTTAAGTTTATAAGTGCGACTGGGGTTCTTACTTTTGGTAGACCATTAGCAGCTGGGGAATATATTAGAGGATTATTTCAATAAAAAATTATGAGTCAATTACAAGTTACAGGCGAAGCAAAGATTAGGGATATACAAGGTCCAGTAGTGGCTAATGATGGTGTAATAACCGCTTTAGATGGTGCTGCTTCTCAATATGTAAGGGGTGATGGTACATTAGCTGACTTTCCAACATCAACAGGTGGTGGTAGTTCGGTTTCTTACTATCTAAATTCAAGTGTGAGTCAAGGCACAATCGGTGGGGTAGCTTATAGAGAGTTAAGTAAAGACCCAATCATAGGTACTGGAACTGATATTGCTATTTCATCAAACGGATATGTGGCGAGTTATATTACCGATGCTAATGACCCTGATGTAACAATAGTTCCTGGCGGTAACTTTAATTGTGAGTTCTATTTTAGCGTAAATAACAACACAGGAAATCCTTTTACTTATGCAGAACTTTACAAGTACGATGGTACAACATTTACCTTATTAGGTTCAAGCGTTGGAGTTCCAGAGTATATTAATCAAGGCACTATCATTGCACCTTATTATTTCGCTATTCCTGTTCCTACAAGTTCTTTAGCTTTAACGGATAGATTAGCGATTAGAATCTATGTAAACGTAGATGGTAGAACAGTTACTTTACATACCGAGAATAGCCATTTATGTCAAGTGGTAACGACCTTATCTAAGGGAATGGTTTCTTTGAATAACTTAACAGATCAATCACAATTCTTAACCACAGGAACAAGCGGAACTAACTTTAGTATTGCTTCAAGTGGCGATACGCATACTTTTAACCTACCAGTGGCATCGGCTACAAATACTGGTAAACTAAGTTCTACCGATTGGTCAACTTTCAATAACAAGCAAAACGCTTTAACTAATCCAATCACAGGATTGGGAGCAAGTGGAAATGTAGCTTATTTTGATAGTGCATCAAGTATAACAAGTGAAAACTCGTTTAATTACGATGCTTCAACTAATAGACTTGGTGTTAATACAACAGTTCCAAATGCAACGATTGGTGCAAACGCTGCGCTTGATAGCGGTTATTCTTTATTACTTAAAAACGATAACGCAAACTATAACTCAATAGGTTTTGCTACCGATTCGACATACGGCAATATGATTACTGCTGATAGAGTAGGTGCTGCTCCGTCAAGGAATCTAACCTTATACAACTATGCTGGTTTTATTTCTTTAACGGAGTCTGGCAACTTGGGAGTAGGTTTATTAACGCCAAGTACAGGTGTCGACATCTACAATAGCACTAATGCGCAATTGTGGCTTCATAACAACACTTCTGGTCTTGGTGCTACTCACGGAGTTAGATTGGCTTTATTTACAAGTGGAAATGGTAATTTAAGGAACTTTGATGGTGGATTAAGTATGAGTTCTGAAGGCGACTTTCAAGTTATTACTTTAGGTGCTGAAAACATACGAGTAAATAGTGCTAATGGATTTGTAGGAATCGGAAACCCAACAACATTAACATCTTTACTAACTGTTAATGGTGCTATCACTCAATCATCAGTATTATCTTCTTTATTAAAAACAAATGCAAGTGGTACATTGGTTGCTGCCGTTGCTGGAACTGATTACGTTGTGCCTTCGGCTTTAAGTGGATATGTACCTACGTCAAGAACAATTACTATCAACGGAACTACACAAGATTTATCTGCTAACATTAGTTATTCGGTTGGTACAATAACAGGTGGAGGCGCAGATGGCAGAGTAGCTTATTATAGTGGTACTTCAGGCATCACATCTGATAGTGGTTTTATATACGAATCAGGTGCAAATAGATTAGGTGTTAATACTGTAAGTCCAAACGCAACAATAGGTGCTAATTCTCCAACAGATAGTAATTATTCATTATTGCTTAAAAACTCTGATACAAATTATAGTGGAATAGGTTTTGCAACGAGTTCGGTTTATGGAAACACAATAGAAACTGTAAGAATTGGAACTGCGCCATCGAGAAATCTAACTTTGTATAATTATGCTGGGTTTATTTCACTTACTGAAGCTGGTAATTTAGGTGTTGGAATTTTAACTCCTAATACAGGAATAGACATTTATAATAGTAGTATAAGTTCATTATGGCTACATACGGCAGCATCTGGAGTATCAAGTACAGATGGTGTTAGATTGTTTTTATCATCTAATACTAATGCCGTTTTAAGAAACAATGAGGGTTCATTATCTATGTCCTCTGAAGGAGATTTCTATATTATTACAATAGGAGCAGAGAATTTAAGAGTTAATAGTGCAAACGGATATGTAGGTATTGGTAATCCTTCAACTGTTTTAGCACCATTGCACGTTTACAATGCAGAGAACGCTGCAAGTTTATTGCTTCAAACAGATGGTTCTACTTCTTACTCTGAAATAGCGGTAAGAAACGCA